AAGTCCGGTACGGAGTTCCTGGCGGGGACGCTCAAGCCGCAGACCGACCGCATGAGCGGCGGCTCCTCCAACGATCGTGTCAACGTGGACTTCTGACCATGAGCGAGATCGTCACAGTCACCGAAGACATGCTCAAGGCCAAGATCAAGCGGGAGTCCTACTACCAGCCCGAGGGCACCACCCTGACGGTGTGTGTGCTCGAGCTGCACAACGGATTCCTGATGGTCGGCAAGTCGGCCTGCATCTCCCCGTCGTTCTTCGACGCGGACAAGGGAAAGCAGATCGCCAAGCAAGACGCCATCGACCGCATGTGGGAACTGGAGGGCTACTACCAGAAGGAAGCCGCCTGGTCTCGCAAGCAGCGTGCGATGGAACTGGAAGAAGCGGAGGACTGAGATGTACCTCTCCAATCTGAAAGGCTTGCCAGACGCCTTCGTGGCAGCGGTAGCAAACGACCCGTACCAGAGTGGCGGAGACATCTCCGTCACCAAGCTGATCGATGCGCCTCAGAAGCGAGTCCTGTACGCCAAGTACAAGGAGTTCGTGGTCGAGGACGTGTCGCAGCGGGTATGGGCGCTGATGGGTCAGGCAGTACACGCAGTGCTGGAACGGGCGCAGACCACCGCTATGGTGGAGCAGCGCCTGTACATGGACATCAACGGCTGGTCTGTCTCAGGTCAGTTCGATCGACTGCACCTGGACGACAAGTGCCTTCAGGATTGGAAGGTCTGCTCGACCTACAAGTCGGAGGGCGACGTAGCCTGGGAGCGACAGCTCAACTGCTTGGCCGAACTGGCTCGGCACAACGGCTACGAAGTGGAGAGGCTGGAGGTCATTGCCATCTACCGTGACTGGCGCAAGGCTGAAGCGGAGCGTGATCCCACGTACCCGCAGCAGCCGATCGCAGTCATCTCCGTTCCGCTGTGGACTTCGCATGAGTGCCAGGTCTACATGCGCGAACGGGTGATGCTGCATCAAGACGCCGAAGCCGGGAAGGTTCCCGCCTGCACGGAGCAGGAGCGTTGGTACACCGGTACGAAGTTCGCCCTCATCAAGGAGGGTGGGGTTCGTGCATCCAAGGTGGCCGACACGCCAGAGGAACTAGGTGAGGTCAAGCCCGGGTACGTCATCCAGGAGCGCAAGGGTCTCTCTCGTCGCTGCGAGGGCTACTGCGAAGTGGCCCAGTTCTGCCCCCAATTCCAGAAGGAAAAGCAAACATGATCATGTCCATCAACCAAGCTGCCGAGTACCTCTCGGTCAGCACCCATACGTTGCGCTATCTCGCACGCAACGGTCGCATCCCTGCCGGGAAGATCGGTCGAAGCTGGCGTTTCAGCAAGGTCGATCTGGATAACTTCCTGCGCTACCAGTACGAGGCCAGCGTCAAGAAGATCGCCAAGGAAGAAGCACGCACATGAGCATCACCACACCAATCGGTTTCCCCGAGATCGGTCGGGCAAACCCGCTCGAGGTTCAGGTCGGCGGTTCGCACTACAAGAACATGCGAATCCAACCGGTCGAGTTCATCCAGGTCAATGGCTTGGGGTTCTGTGAGGGCAACGCCATCAAGTACCTCTGCCGCTGGAAGAACAAGAACGGTGTCGAGGATCTGAAGAAGGCTCGCCACTACATCGATCTGCTGATCGAGATGGAGGGCAAGCGTGGGTAATCCCTTCACTGATCGCGCTGAGTTCGCCAAGGCGGCGGGACAGGGGATCGGCATCGAAGCCGTGAACCTGTACTACCGCCTGGTGGAGGAGGAGTTCGATGAGCTCACCATCGCCCTCGATCGGATGCGTACCGCAAGCGAGACCGCAGACACCGCCGCTGAGGTGGCCGATGCCTGCATCGATCTGATGTACGTGACGATCGGGATGTTGCAGTCGATGGGTCTCGATCCGCAGCCCCTGTGGGACGAGGTTCACGCAAGCAACATGAGCAAGTTCGTGAGGCAGAACGATGGCAGCTACAAGGCGATCCGCAGGGAAGACGGCAAGATCCTCAAGCCCGACACCTACTTCAAGCCCGATCTCCGTTCAATCGTTCTTCGACAAGCTCAGGATGCCGCCTGAGCAACGCCAACAGGAGCTGACGTGGGCACTCGAGTTGTACAACGCACGCCGCAGATTCGTCTCGATGGTGGAGTCAGTGACGCAGTCACGACTCAATGCCAAGAAGCGCAAGGAGGTCTACCTGCGCTGGAGGGACGAGTACGGAGTGATCGCAGCTCGAAGCTGGGCGAACTACGCCGAAGCCGTACTGGCCGGTGAAGTCTCGCTCGAGCCCATCAAAGCCATGATTCAACAACCACCCAACCCGAAAGACTACGAATGAGTTCCTACCGCATCTATCTCGTTACCACCCACAAGGGAGAGCGCCGTCTGGTACGCGCATCCCATCGTTCTCAGGCAATCAATCACGTTGCTCGCACCATGATGGAGGCTTCAGTTGCACGACAGGAAGAACTGGTCGAATTGGTTACGCAAGGGGTCAAGGTCGAGGCCGTCCGTGATCCGGACCAAGACGAGCTTTTTGCCGGGGAGAAGGCGCATGAAGCCGTTGCTGAGTGACGTCGCTGTGGCCCTGGCCGGTGGCATGGCGGGTATCGCCATGATCGCCCTGCTGTGGGCGGTACTGGGCGTCTTCCTGGGCATCGCCTACAACGCATTCGTGTGGGTGACCGGCCTATGAGATACGACCCTGTCTCGGGGTGCATCGATTTCTCCCTGGCGCTGGACACCCTGCGTCGGGGAGAGCGAGTCGCCCGTCACGGATGGAACGGTAAGGGCATGTGGATTCAGATCCAACGACCTGATGACCACAGCAAGATGAGCCGTCCCTACATTTACATGCACGCGGCCAATGGCGATCTGGTGCCCTGGGTGGCAAGCCAGAGCGACCTGTTGGCTGAGGACTGGTACGAGGTAATTCAATGAGCAACCCAACCGACAACGACCTGCTCGAGATGGTCGATGCCCTGGTGGCGTCGAAGACGTTCAATCTCGACGCCCTCGACGGCATCAAGGAGCTGAAGGACAACCTGAAGAAGACGCTGGCCGAGCGCGACCAACTGCGTGAGCACGCGGGCGGACTGAAAAGGCAACTGACGGATGCCTTGGATGCGATCCATGAGAAGGATGGGCGGATCGCCAGCCTGACCAAAGAGGTCGAATCCATGAAGAAGGCTGTCGAGGACGGCAAGAAGGCCGTGTACGACGCCGACAAGCATCAGGCTGTGGCCTACGCATGGCAGTCTGCAATGGCGATGGTGTTCAAGCCCAACGCTGTGCGCGAGTCGGTGCAGCGCAACCACACGGTGGTGGTGCCTTCGAGCAGTGGCGCGTCCTACACCCAGGCTGTGCAGCACCAGGACAACATCGTCCGCGAAGACGCCTGAGATTGCTCGATCGGTCGGCACCTCTGTGCAGGGGGTGAAGGCCCGGGTCACCGGGCGGCACCGACGCCGGATTCTCGTAACCGGCACCTACCCAACACTAGCCTCCGCAGCTACCGCCGTGCTACGCTAATTGCGCGGTTCTGACGGGGGCATTTTCATCAAGGAGAGATGAGATGCCCATCAACCTCAGAGGCAACGTCTGGCAGTACAGCATCACGATCAAGGGCAAGACCTATCGTGGCTCATGCAAGACGAGCAACGAGATGCAGGCCCGAGAATTCCACGACCGTGAGCGAGCCAGACTGTGGCGCGTGTCGCTGCTTGGCGACAAGCCTCGGCGCACCTGGGCCGAAACGGTGAAGCGGTGGATGGGCGAACACACCCACAAGCGTAGCCGTCGTGATGACGAGCGCCATGAGAAGTTCTGGAGCGAGCAGTTCGCGAAGGCGGGCGTGGTCTACCTCGATGAGATCGAGCCCGATGTGGTGTCGGAGATCATCGAGGAAGCGGCACTCAAGGTGACCAAGCGCAAGACGCTGGTGAAGCCTGCCACCTTGAACCGGAAGTTGCAGTTCCTGCGCACGGTGATCAACGCAGCAGCTCGGGTGTACCTGTGGTTGGGAGTGAGCCCGAAGTTCACGCTCTTTCCCGAGTTCGAGCGTCTGCGCTACATCAGCAGGGAAGAGTTCGTGCGGCTCCATGCCGCCCTGCCTGCGCCGTTCAAGGATATGGCGCTCCTGGCAGTGGTGACTGGGCTGCGCCGGGGCAACATCACCGGCCTACGCTGGGATCAGTTGGACTTCCAGCGGCGTACGGCGACCTTCTCGGCTCAGGTGATGAAGAACGGGAAGGCCTTCAGCATCCCGCTCAACGACACCGCGATCGCCATGATCAGGAAGCAGTTGGGGAAGCACGACGAGCTGGTGTTCCCGACGCCTACCGGGTTGCGTTACATCGACATCCCGAGTGACATGTGGCGTGATGCGCTACACGCAGCAGGCATCGAGGACTTCAGGTGGCATGACTTGCGGCACACCTGGGCGTCGTGGTTGCGGCAGGACGGGGAGTCGCTGGATCGCATCCAGGAGCTAGGCGGTTGGGAGGATGAGTCGATGGTGCAGCGGTATGCCCACCTCGACGTGTCGCACCTCTCGACGTCAGCCTCGCGACTGGATCGGCTGATCGGGGCACTGCACGTTTCTGACACACCCCCTTCGCTGGCTGCTGTCGGATGAGGGTAAGTGCTTGAATATTGGCTCCCCGACCAGGGCTCGAACCTGGGACCTGCGGATTAACAGCCACACTTCGGGCTGAGCAGTAGAAGAGAAACCTGAGAAGTACCGAGTAGTTACGACAATCGCCCCTGTCGGAACCGCACCCAACTACACGGTACTTTTCAGCGTTTCACTGCACATTCCTGACACACTCAATCGCCGTACAGGCGACCCCGGAAGTAGG